CAGCGTATGCAAATGGTTGGTTGGTAAAGACATATAAAGCTAGAGGTGGCACGTATGTCTAGAAAGCCTATAGGTGGCTTAACTAAATGGTTTAAAGAAGATTGGCGAGACGTTAAGACAGGCAAAGAATGTGGAAGGTCAGGTAAAGATAAAAACAAAAGACCTTACCCAGCATGTAGACCTGCAAACGTAGCTAACAAAATATCTAAAAATGAAGCTAGAAAAAAGACAGGACCTGCTAGAGTTAAATGGTCTGTAACTGCATCTGGTAAAAAAAGAAAACCTACAACAATGGTGGCTAGAAAAGGCACATTAGTTACAAAGAGGAAAAAATAATGTTTGAATGGATATTTGATTGGATAGAAAAAAAGTTTAAGACTAGAAATATAGGATACTTAACAGGAATTAAAAAATGTTTCAAGCCCTCATAAGTCCAATAGCATCTCTTGCAGGTACGTATCTTCAAGGTAAGGTTAATAAAGCTAAGGCAGAGACAGATGTTAAAGTAGCTCGTGCTAAAGCTGAAGCTAAAGTATACGAGACAGAAGCTACGTCATCTATGTTAATGGAACAGAACTTGACTGCACAGATGGCAGGTTCTTGGAAAGATGAATTTTGGACAATAATTTTTGGTGGTATATTGGTTGGATGTTTCCTACCTTGGACTCAACCATACGTTAAAGAAGGGTTTGATTTCTTAAATGTAAACACACCTTCTTGGTTTGCTAACTGTTTATACATTAGCATAGGAGCATCTTTTGGTTACAGGTTTGGTAAACAAGGATTACAGATTATGAATAAGAGGAAATAGTACTATGATGAAAAAGAAAAAAGGATACTCCAAAGGTGGAGCAATGAAACCTAAGAAGATGATGGGTGGTGGCATGGGCAAAAAGAAAAAAGGCTATGCTAAAGGTGGAGCTGCAAGACGTAAGTAAATGCCGTATCTCATAAGTAACGTACCCCATTTTCATTGTTGGGTACGGAAAGAGTTTACGTCAAACCATTCGCAGTATCACGGAGAGTTTTTACATGCGATGGTATTTGCAGTTAATACAATACCTGACAGGTCATTAAGTTTCCAGCTTGTGTTTACAGGCTGTGAAGCTGACTTTGAAGATGGACCTGAAACAAATATACATGGTGGAGCTATGTGGGCTAGGATGCCGATACAAGCACTTGTAGCCGACATACCACTAGATGAATGGTCAGAACCAATGGAAGATCATTTAGTACAACCTTGGGATTGTGAGTCAAGAAATCACAGTGTAGTCGTGATGGACAGAGTAAGCTCAAGCCCTTGGCTTTGCAAGATAGGTGGAGAATTTTACAAAGGTAAATATTTATTTACAGTAGACTACACAGATGGCGATATAGCAGATGATCCTGCTCAACATAAACAATCGCATGTGTTATACTTATTAGATGCTGGGAAATGGACAGGTAATTTTGTTGCTTTGCCTAATAACAGAGTCCGTGCTACAAGTCCTGCTTTATGGGCGACTGGAGACGGAGCACCTGACTTTACACCATCACAATGGAAACACTCGGCAGAACAGCACGAAAGTTATCTAGACCCAACTAAAACATTTGACAATTTATACAATGATAAAAAAGCAAAAGAAAGTTTAAAGAAAGCACATGAGCGAAAGTAGAGATTTAATTCCTGATAAGGTAGCATATCAAACAAACAAACGGAGAATGGCATGGGTTTTAATTATTCTTATGGGTATTACCACTATACTGACACTAGCTTTCCCAAACAGGTTGGCAGAAGCAGAGAGTATCCTTATGACACAATACATAAGTATGTGTGGCTTGGTCGGAGCATACTTTGGTTTTAGTGCAATCAGTGGAAGAAAATAATAAAATAAAAGGAAACAACTAATGGAATTTTTTGTAGATAGACTAAGAGAGGAATTAAAGATAGATGAAGGATGTAAATACGAAATATATATGGACCACCTTGGCTTACCTACGTTTGGTATCGGACATCTCGTTACTGACAAAGACCCAGAATACCAGATGGGGATGGGAACACCTATTAATGAGATCAGGGTTAATGAAGTTTTTGAACAAGACATCCAAGTAACAGTAGATGAATGTAAAATAGTATTTAATGATTGGAGTAATCTACCTGAAGAAGTTAAGTTAATTACAGCTAACATGATGTTTAATATGGGTAGACCAAGATTATCCAAGTTTAAAAAAATGATACAGGCTATTAAAGTTGCAGATTGGATAGAAGCAGCAAACCAAATGAAAGATTCAATATGGTACGAACAGGTAACAAACAGAGCAGACCGACTTATATCTCGCATGAAAGCAGTAGGCTTGAGTTAAATAAACAAACTCAAAGAAAAAAACATATAGAAAACTTAAAAGAGCTTTTTAAACCCAAAGAAAGGATATTTATTAAACATGGCTAATAAAAAAGATTATACAGGAACTAGAAATTATACAAGTAAAACTAATTTAGGAAAATTTGCAGAATTTTTAGGTTTAAAAGAAGGGGCTACTAAAGCACAAATAAGAGCTAAAACAGCGACTATGAGTCAAAAAGTTGTGAGACAAGCATTAAAAAGAGCAGGTATTGTCGGTCTTGTAGCAGGAACATTTTTAGATATAGCAGGAAGTAAGATAGCAGAAAAAACTAATCAAGCTATATCAGCATTTAAAAATAAAAAAAATAATAAATCTAAAGTTCCACTGCCTAAGCCTAAACCACCTAAAGTTAAAGTTCCACTTCCTAAACCTAAACCTAAGCCAAAAAATAAAGTAATTACAATAGAATCAAAAACTTTAGTGACACCAAGTAAGTATGAAAAAGAAAACGGCAAACAAAAAAATATTCCATATAATAAAAGATTTAAAGAAATTAAATCAGAAAAAGCATTAGAAAATTTAAAAAAGATTGCAAAACAACTTAAAAAGAAAACATAATATGGCTAGACAATTAACTGAAAGACAACAAAAGTTTTTAGATGCATTGTTTGCAGATGCAAATGGCAGTATTAAAGATGCAAAGATTATTGCAGGTTACTCTACTTCAACTAATAACCAAGAAATAATTAAAGCATTAAAAGAAGAGATACTAGAAGCAACACAAATGTACATGGCTAGTAATGCACCCAAAGCTGCTATTGCTATGGTAAGTGGTATTGATACACCTACAGAGTTAGGCACAAGAGATAAGTTAAGTGCGGCAAAAGAATTGTTAGATCGTACAGGTCTAATTAAAACTGAGAAGATACAAGTAGAATCTTCAGGGGGTGTCATGTTAATGCCACCTAAAAAAGTAGAGGAAGATGAGTAGATCAACTGGTGAGTGGAAGTTACCTGAGTTAATAGATTTAAAAGAAAATAGTGAATGGGTAGCAATACCACGTATAGCAAAAACAACTCCGTTTGGATATAAAGAAGACCCTGAGAATGCACACATTCTTAGACCTATACCTCGTGAGTTAGATGCACTTGAAAAAGCAAAACAACATTTAAAACAATATTCATATAGAGAAGTATCTAATTGGTTAAGTACTTTTACTGAAAGATACATCTCACATATAGGATTAATGAAAAGAGTAAAGCGTGAGCAAAAACGTAAGAACAAAGCTAGAACTCTCCGTGTCTGGTCAGAGTATGCAGAAAAGGCGATCCAAGCCGCGAAAAAACTTGAAGAAGAAAGAACAAGTAGCAGAGCCTAAGACTGTCATAAGAGAGTTAGAAGAAATAGAATCTGTTCCTGAGACTGAACAGAATGTAATATTTAAACCAAACGTAGGACCTCAAACAGAGTTTCTTGCTGCAGGTGAAAGGGAAGTACTATATGGTGGTTCAGCAGGTGGGGGTAAATCATTTGCAATGTTGGCAGACCCACTCAGATACATGGGTCATCCAGCCTTTAGTGGGTTGCTCCTTAGACACACGACAGAAGAACTCAGGGAACTTATATTCAAATCGCAAGAACTCTATCCGAAAGTCTGGAAAGGGATTAAGTGGTCAGAAAGAAAAATGCAATGGGTAGCACCATCAGGTGCTAGACTATGGATGTCATATCTTGATAGAGATAATGACGTTATGAGATACCAAGGTTTAGCCTTTAGTTGGATAGGCTTTGACGAATTAACACAATGGTCAAGTCCGTTTGCTTGGAACTATATGCGTTCACGTTTACGTTCTACAGCAAGTGACTTACCAATCTTTATGAGAGCAACCACTAATCCGGGTGGGATAGGACATCAGTGGGTTAAGAAGATGTTTATTGACCCTGCACCTTTTGGAGAAACATTTGATGCAACAGACATTGAAACAGGAGAAGTTCTCAAATACCCATCAGGACATACTAAAGCTGGAAAGTCTTTATTCAAGAGGAGATTTATTCCTGCAAGATTATCTGACAATCCATACCTCTCAGAAAGTGGTGACTATGAAGCAATGCTCCTCTCACTACCAGAGCACCAAAGAAAACAATTACTTGAAGGTGATTGGGATATTAAAGAAGGTGCAGCGTTTAGTGAGTTTGATAGGAAGATACACGTTGTTAAACCATTTGCTATCCCTAATAATTGGGTTAAGTTTAGGGCTTGTGACTATGGTTATGGTTCGTATTCAGGGGTTCTTTGGTTTGCTGTATCGCCTAGTGAACAGTTGGTTGTATACAGAGAACTATATGTTTCTAAGGTCCTTGCTACGGATTTGGCAGATATGATATTGGAGGTAGAAGCAGGAGATGGTAACATTAGATATGGTGTTTTGGACTCTAGTCTTTGGCATAATCGTGGCGATACTGGTCCTTCTTTGGCTGAACAAATGATTAAACGAGGTTGTCGTTGGCGACCATCTGATAGAAGTAAAGGCAGTCGTGTATCAGGTAAAAACGAAATACACAGAAGATTGCAAATGGATGAATTTACAGAGCAACCTAGAATAGTATTTTTTAGTACGTGCACTGAAACAATTTCACAATTACCAGCAATCCCATTAGACAAAAGAAATCCAGAAGATGTAGATACAAATGCAGAAGATCACTTGTATGATGCATTAAGATATGGTATAATGTCTAGACCAAGGTTTAGTATATTTGACTATGATCCTAATTCACCTAAACCTACTTATCAACCATCTGATAGCACATTCGGATATTAAGGAAAACAATGGCAGAAGAAAATACAATAGACCTAGAAGAAAACATAGCTTCATTGCAGGATGTAAAAAACCCAAATGAAGAAGATGCTTCTAGTAATAATCTTATTCGTCACGTTATGGATAGGTATCAAAAAGCAGAAGACTCTAGACAAAATGATGAAGACAGATGGTTAAGAGCGTATAGAAACTATCGTGGTTTATACGGTCCTGATGTGCAATTTTCTGAAGCAGAAAAGTCAAGAGTATTTGTAAAATTAACAAAGACAAAAACCTTAGCAGCCTATGGTCAAATAACAGATGTGCTGTTAGCAGGTAATAAATTTCCATTAAGTATAGAGCCAACCGAACTACCTGAAGGTGTTTCTGAAAGTGTGCACATAGATTTAGAACCTAATCCACTAGAACAAGAACAACCATTACCACCTGAGTTTACAGGCGAAGAACTTCCTGCAGGTTACAGAGGTACAGAGTTAGGTCCTTTAGAAGAAAAACTAGCTAACCAAGAAGTTAAAGAAGGTCCGGGAACTAGTCCTAAATCTGTAACTTATAGCCCTGCTATGATTGCCGCAAAGAAGATGGAAAAGAAAATAATGGATCAGTTAGAAGAATCTAATGCTACTAAACATTTGCGTAGTACAGCATTTGAAATGGCTTTGTTTGGTACAGGTATAATGAAAGGTCCATTTGCAGTAGACAAAGATTATCCTAATTGGAATGAAGAAGGCGATTATGATCCTATAGTAAAGACTGTACCTCAAGTAAGCCATGTATCTGTTTGGGATTTTTTTCCTGATCCTGATGCAACTAATATGGATGAAGCACAGTATGTTGTAGAAAGACATAAATTATCTAGAACACAACTACGTAACTTAAAGAAAAGACCTTTCTTTAGAGATCAAGTTATAGACAATGTAATACAGATGGGCGAAGCCTATGTACAAAAAGATTGGGAACATGATCTTGCTGATTATAATGATGAATATAGAATAGATAGATTTGAAGTAATTGAATATTGGGGAACAATAGATAGAGAAACTTTAGAAGAAAACGAGATTGACATACCCAAAGAATTAAACGACTTTGATGAACTACAGGTTAATATCTGGGTATGTCAAAACAATCTCATAAGAGTTGTATTAAATCCTTTTACTCCTGCAAGAATACCTTATATGGCTGCACCTTATGAATTAAACCCCTATTCATTTTTTGGTGTAGGTGTTGCAGAGAATATGGATGACACACAAACTCTTATGAATGGTTTTATGAGAATGGCAGTTGACAATGCCGTACTATCAGGTAACTTACTTATAGAAGTAGATGAAACAAACCTAGTTCCGGGACAAGACTTATCAGTCTATCCGGGAAAAGTTTTTAGAAGACAAGGTGGAGCTCCGGGACAAGCTATTTTTGGTACAAAGTTTCCAAATGTATCAGGTGAAAATATGCAATTGTTTGATAAGGCTAGACAACTAGCTGATGAAAGCACTGGTTTACCTTCTTTTGCTCATGGACAAACAGGTGTATCAGGTACAGGTAGAACTGCATCAGGTATAAGTATGTTAATGAGTGCGGCAAGTATTAGTATAAAAGCTGTAATTAAAAACGTAGATGATTATTTATTAAGACCTTTAGGTGAAAGTCTGTTTAGTTTTAATATGCAGTTTGATTTTAATCCTGATATACGTGGTGATTTAGAAGTTAAGGCTAGAGGAACTGAAAGTCTTATGGCTAATGAAGTTAGAAGCCAAAGACTTATGCAATTTATGGGAACAGCTAGTAATCCTGTTCTTGCTCCTTTTGCTAAGTTTCAATATATAATAAGAGAGATAGCTAAGTCAATGGATTTAGACCCTGACAAAGTTACAAATAATATGGAAGAAGCTGCATTACAAGCTAAGATGATGCAAGAAATGCAACAGCAACAACCACCTCAACAAGCACAAGCAGGAGTAGACCCCAATGATCCTACTGGTGCTGGTGGTGGAACAATAGGAGTAGGTCAAGCACCTACACCAAATGAACAAGGATTTACAGGAAATGCTGAACAAGGAACGCAAACAAGTGCTCCTCAGACTCAAGGGGCTAGTGCAGGACAAACACCTGCTGGATAGTTTAAATGAGTATCTAGATATACTTATAGAACAACAACATAAAACTATGGAACATAGTGACCATAATATTTTAATGTATAGATCACAAGGTGCTGTAAGTACATTAAGAAGATTAAAACTTTTAAGAGAAGAAGTGTTAGGAGTAAAGAATGAAAAAACAAATGGAAGCATTTGATGATGGTGGATTAAAAGATCAGGGTGGTGCAGTTGATCCTGTATCAGGCAATGATGTTCCAATAGGTTCTACCAAAGAAGAAGTAAGAGATGATATACCTGCACAACTAAGTGAAGGAGAGTTTGTATTTCCTGCTGATGTAGTTCGTTATTTAGGTTTAGAAAAACTTATGATGATGAGACAAGAAGCTAAACAAGGTTTAAAGAAAATGGAAGCAATGGGTCAAATGGGTAACTCAGAAGAAGCAACAGTACCTGATGATTTACCTTTTAATGAAACAGATATTATAGCAGAAGACGATAACGGAAATGAAGTAGAAATGGCAGAGGGTGGATTAACTCCATCTTCTAAGTATAATCAATTTATGGGTGGAGCAGGCATACGACAAGTAGTATATGTTAATCCTAAAACAGGAGATGAAATACTTGTTTATATGGTAAGTGGAACTCCTATACCTGCTGTACCTCCGGGATACGTACCAAAAGGTTCTGAACAAGCTAGTACAGATGCTATTAAAGAATCTAAAATGACAAATCCAATAGAGCAACCTGAAAACATAGACGAAGATAAAGATGAAACTTATACAGTATTTAATGGAAAGATAATTAATCCCGGAAAAGATATACCTTTAACAGGTGGCGATAGTTCAATACAACCTGATACATGGGCTAATCTAGAAGGAGAGGGTATGTTTGGAAAAGCAGTTGATCAAAGTAAAGCTCCAGCAGGATGGTCTACACAAAACCAAAGAGAGTATAATATACTAAAAGAAAAAGGAAATGTAAAAGCAATGTGGAATGGAAAAGAGTGGGATGTGTAT